ACCGAAGTTTATGACGGCTCAGATTGGGCGGCGGTTGGCGGTGGCGGCGGTCCATCACTTGGAACTGATGCAATCATCAGAACTAACGGTCAAACAATTAGCGAGGATATAACGATTCCATCAACGACCAATGGTATGTCAATCGGGGCTATCACAGTTGCAGATGGCTACACGGTAACGGTCAACGGACGATGGGTGGTAATTTAATATGGCTTCTAACATAACAGTAGATACCCTGACGAAGGGCGCAACAACTTTAAACACTGATGAAATTGTAGATACCAATTCAAATCAGATTTGCAAGGCGTGGGTTAATTTCAATGGTAGTGGTACAGTGGCTATCATAGATTCATATAATGTAAGTTCAGTCACTGATGATGCCTCTGGGCAATGGGCAGTTAATTATACTACTGCTATGAGTGATGGAGATTATTCAGTAGCCACTTGTTCAAACTATACTAACACTGATAGTCCTGGAGGTGCTACTGATAATAATAATGTCAGATACACAGGTACAACTAAAGTAAGAATTTTTAATAGAAATACTAATGGTGTCGGTTATTTAGACCCAGCAAGAGTATATTGCCAAGTATTTGGAAGCTAAAGGAAAACAAATAAAATGACACAACGAATTTTAACAACAGAAGATAACGGTGCAACTATTGCAGTCATCGTTCCCTCACCTCAACACACAGCTGAGTTCTGCATCAAGGATGTGCCAGCAGGTGCTAAGTATTTAATTGTAGATACAGCTGAAGTGCCGTCTGACAGAACATTCCGAAACGCATGGGAAGAAACAGACACATCTAGCTGGACGGTAAAAGCGTAATGGCTAGTGCAGTAGTATCCGATAACTTTGAAACTAGTACGGGTGCTATCCCAAGTTTGGGTGGTTCTTCTGTAACTCATCGCTTATGTTCTGCTTGGGTTAACTTTGATGGCTCTTTGGCATCTGCTAGTATGATTAAGTCTCAGTTTAATGTTAGCTCTATTTCCGACTTAGGAACTGGTAAATATTGGATTAACTTCTTATCTGCTATGCCCTCAGCTAATTATGCTGTTACTTCTGGGGTCTTTGATGGCACTACTGGTCAATCATTAGGAACTGGACATGCGACATCAAACAATAAAGATACAACAAGGGCTTATTGCGAGATAAACGGGACTTTAAACTTTAGCACTAACTATGATGCAACAGATATATCCATTGTAGTATTTAGCAACTAAGGAACAAACATTATGATTACAATTAATCAAGACAAAGCAACAGACATCACTAAGGATGCTATCAGGGCATACCGTAAACCACTACTTGAAGCACTAGATGTAGATTACACTAGAGCAACAGAAGTTGGTGGTGATACGTCAGCTATCGTGGCGAGTAAACAAACATTACGAGATATGCCAGCAACGGCTGATGGTAAGAATGTGGATGAGCTAAAGGCTATCGTTGAAGGGTTAGCGTAATGGCTAGCGAAATCAGAGGTGTAGATAATTTTGATAGTGCCAATGTTGGTAAGGTGTTGCAGGTTGTTAGTACAACTAAGACTGATACCTTTTCATCCACAGGTACAACATCTTGGGTAGACATAACAGGTCTATCAGCCACTATAACGCCCATATCTACAACTTCAAAGATTTTGGTTATGGTGAACTTAAAAGGGGCAGCCGTTGGTCACTGTAGTTTTCGCATAATGGGAGGTTCAACGGCAATAGGAATAGGTGATGCAGCTGGAAGTAGAACTAGAGCAGGTGCCAACAGTGCTATCATACCCGCAGCAACTGCGTATACAGAATATACTACACACGCAATGGAGATGAGTGTTTTAGATTCACCAGGAACCACCAGCGCAATTACTTATAAAGCTCAAGCAGCTACGCCTTATTCCTCTTCTTATTATATTTACGTGAACAGGACTGTAAGTGACGCTGATTACAGCTATAACCCACGGACAGCATCCACTATAACACTAATGGAAATAGGGGCATAATAAGATGGACAGACATTTAGCAATTAGAAATACACATCCATCTGTTGCAATTATTAACGGTGATACATATGCTACTGATGTTAATGGCACTGTGGTGGTCTTAGACGAATCTTTAATCCAAGCGGAAGTAACCCGCCTACAAGCAGAGTATGACAACAACCGATACGCCAGAGATAGGGCAGAAGCATACCCATCAATTGTTGACCAGCTAGATGACATCTACCATAATGGCTTAACTGGCTGGAAAGCCAACGTTAAAACAATAAAAAATAAATATCCAAAAGGCTAATCAACTATGAATGAGCATGACTGCGCGGTGATGGATACAACAATCAAAGAGCATGGTAGAGATATTCAGCATTTCTATACCAAGTTTTCCCGACAGGATGCAGCCCTTAATGCGATTAAAGCCAGCATCAATCAAATCAAGTGGGCGGCAACTGGCGGTCTTGCTTTTTATGTGATTGATAATGTCGGCCTACTGGAGGCGTTGACCAGATGATGTCCGCAATCGTCACCGCTGGCATCGGCTTAATTGACAAGCTAATACCAGACCAACAGGCGAAGGCAGAAGCCAAATTGAAGCTGCTGGAATTGCAGCAATCTGGCGAATTGAAATCGCTAGAAGCGGCGATGGCAACCATCACGGCAGAAGCCAGAAGCGAGCATTGGATTGTGGCCGCTTGGCGACCAATTACGATGCTGACATTTGTGGCGATTATTGCAAATAACTACATCATCTATCCATATTTATCCTTATTTTTCACCAGCGCACCGATGCTGGAAATCCCTGCTGATATGTGGGCGTTGCTGAAAATAGGGCTTGGCGGATATATTTTCGGGCGATCCGCGGAAAAATTATCAGAAAAATTCCGCAAATGAGAATCAGCAAAGACTTCCAACGCAGCGAGTTCGCCTGCAAATGTGGGTGCGGATTTGACACGGTGGACGTTGAATTAATTGAGGTGTTGCAAGACGTGCGCGACCATTTTGGCGAGCAAATCACAATCACCAGCGGATGTCGGTGTCCGTATAACAACGAAAAAGCAGGCGGTGCGCAAAAAAGCCAGCATCTATTCGGCAGGGCTGCCGACTTTAAAGTTGAAGATGTTGCGCCGGGTGTGGTGGCACAATGGCTGGTTTCAGAATATCGCGGCGAAGTAGCTGTCGGCCTTTACTATAATCGCGTACACGTTGACACCCGTTCCGCCGCTGGTCAATTCTGGCACGTTCAATAATCAATTAATTCATAAACCGCGAAATTGCAATGCTCGCCGAATTTATTGGTGACTGATTTGCGGCTTGTTTGAATCTCGCACTTCTCGCGCAGTTTAAACATTATCGCGCTAAGGCGATAAATGCCTAATTCTGCCCATGCTTCAAGCGGCGTAATGCGTTTATTTATTTTCAGATATTCCAGCAATCGTTTTTCTTGATTTCCCATAATAATCTCCTAATTTGATTTCAGACCTAACCCATTATCTTCCATAAATTTAACTCTTTTTATCAGTCTATCCCGGTCAACATCAACGACCGACAAGCAATAATCAATAATGACATCATCTTCCCGCAGCCATCGCCACGCCTGAGCCTTTCTGCGGTCGCTGGATCGGTGATTCACAATGTCATCTATTGCGCCATATAAGACAGCGACAAATAGTTTGGCACACGGGTCGCGCGCCATCGGATTCCCCCCGCGTACGTTAAACTCCACGCCCGCACTGTAATAATTCATTAAGCATTCTTTCTTAAAAAGTCACTAAGCGCGTTGGTGATTTTAACTTGCTCACCACCTGCCAAGCCCGTGATGGCTTCCTTGTTCGCCGCGTACAATTCCCGCGCTTTCTCTGTTTTTGTTTCTTTTACGATGTCAGCTTTGGCTAGCTTGCCGATAATTTCAATGAATTTGACAGAAAGCTGGTATTCATCGTCCAGCAATATCGGCTCTTTATTCGGCAGGTTTAACTTATATTGCTTTTTTATGGGCGCAGATTCCCTCACTTTCTGCGACATAGATTTAACCGCCGCATTGCCGTCATCATCTTCTGGCGCAATTCCGCAGGCCGCCATCAAAGAACCACGCCGACAATAAGTTAGACTGGCCATTACGCCGTGAGGGTCTAGCTTAGATGCTGGAATATGCAGCAATCCACCGCTTAATTCTTGTCCTGATTCGTGCAAGAATATCGTTTCAACCTTCACGCCATCATCGCAATCGTGCGTTTTCTGAATCAGCGCGATGCCGTTATTATGCAGCGCGTCTATTACGGCCTCAATGCAGCCCTCTAGATTTACATATTTGCTTCTAAAATGCGGGTTTGTAGCCGTCTTTAATGCTGGTGCGAACTCTTGTTGCGCCTTAACAAAGGCTTTAGCAATCTCCGAATGGGTGGTCATCGTTATCTCCAAAATATAATTTAATGATTTCTTGTCTTTTTCCAACGTCTTGCACGTTAGCGTACATAGCTCGCAAGAATAATTCCGCGTTTTCTGCGCGATTATCCTGCGCTGGTGGCTGATATATCGCGTCTAACTCTGCAAATCCATCAACTTTTTTCATAATATCTCCCTGATTCTGAGCTTGGATTGGCGAAGCGTTCTCGCTGGCTTGGCTGGGACGACCTTCTCTGCTGTCGCCTTATAATTAATCATCGGCCATGCAATCTTATACCGACCAGAAATAGCGTGCTGATTATCGCGCATGCCATCCATTATTTTGACTTCATGCTCGGCGATATTGGCCTCAATATCCTTGATGAGTTGGCGCAATTCAACAATCTTGCTCGCGTCCAGCGATATTTCATCCTTGTCGGCGTGGTCAAAGACATTAGACGCTTCTGCTGGCGTTGTGAAGTCATACCATTCCGTTTCGTCGTTAAAAATATATTTATCCAGCCTGCGCTGAAAATCAATAATCGCCGCGTGGATCTGCTCAACCGTGTCAGAATCTCGCTCATAAACAAAGGTGCGCAGGGTCGTTCCGCGATACAGGACGCACAGCGCTCCCCACGATGCACCAACGGTATCCATTTGCATCTGAAGTTGCAGCACGCCGCGATACAGGGGTAAAAGGTCGGCACTCTCAACCTCGTTTGCTGTGAGCTTGGCCTCAATCACGCCGAATCCTTCCATTTTAACCTTGTCAGCGTTGACGCAGATGATGCCTTTGCTCATATCGGTCATGATTTCAAGGCCGCACCCGGCAACCGTGCCGTCTAAACTAACGGCGAATGGGAGTGTTTCGTGATAGTACGGCTTCAAATGTTCCAGCTTGTAGCTATCCAAGCCCATCCTTTTGCACGATTGTTCCAAGATGGTATTTTCCAGCACGTTGCCCATCTCCATTGCTTCATTAGTTTTAAACGGCTTTTCAATGCCCGAGATGAAATCCATTTTCTCTTTTAACAGCTCATTTACTGTCTTAAATTTTGACGCGCCCATCAGCACGGGTATTTCTGA